CGGCGCGCAGGGCATTGCGGCAGGCGACCTGGGCCTCGAGCCACAGTGCGAAGGTGCCGGCAGAGGGATCGTTGAGGGCCAAGCTTATCTCGACCGCTATCTCAGCAAAATTAGGGTTATCCCCCGGTTCACCCATTGGTTTTCCCCCGCAGTAATCCGTGGCGTTTGTCGGGTGCCCGCCTGTAAAGCCGACGGCCCATCGGGTCATCTTCGCGGGTCACGCGGCCTTCTCGCATCAGTTGCCACAGCGCCATGTGCGTGGTCCCCGGTGCCCACATCCGATATTCCTTGAATATCTCCGCAGGTGTCAGGCCCGGTTCGTCATGCGGCGGCAGCAGCGCCAGCACGGCGTCAAGTATGGCGTGTACTGGCATCACCCGGCCCTCCCCTTGAGCAGGCCGTTGCCCTCGAGCCAGTGGATGGCGTCGTCGAGGCCGTAGGCCACGCCACAAATCGCGCCGCATGCCTCGAGCCGCGCGAGGACGGCGAACTGCTCGTCGGAGGGGATGTCCTTTGGCGTGCGCTTCAGCTCCAGGCAGTAGAATTGCCCGAACCTAGCGCGCGCCTCTGGCGAGGCATTCCATTCCAGCAGCTTGCAGACGACGATGTCCGGCACCCCGGACACCACGCCGAGGCCCGCGTTGATGCCGCGCGCCCTCCCCCTTTGATGCACGCCCCCATTTTTCGGATGAAAGGCGAACACGCCCGGCGCACCGCGGGTGCGGAGATGCTTGAAGACCGCCTTCTGCACCTCATTCTCGGTCAGCGGCGGCGGCGCCGGGGGCTTCTTGGGCTTGGCCATGATCACCCCGCAGCCATGATTGAAAATTCAAGTTGCTGCGTCTCCGGCCGCGCCCAAGCGGGCCATGACCTGTCGCCATTGGCCCGGAACACCGCGCGAGCAAAGCCCCGCGGGGCCATACTGCGGACATCGCCGCGGTCGTCGGCCGGTGTGGCCTTGTGGATGCGATCGTCGGCCCAGCCGAGGTGCGGCGCCGGGCACGGGGCAGGCATCACGAAGCCATTGCCCGCCCAGATACAGGTCTTCTTGGTGTAGTTGTCGTCCGCGCAGAGGCCAGCGTATTGCCAGGGGTGGAAGTAGTAATCGGGCGGCCCGATATGCGGGATGCTGGAGAGGACACCCACCGGGTTTTCCTGCAGCCACGGTGCGCCGGACCAGCTTCCTATCTGCTGCCCGGCCTCGAACAGGGCGAGGGCATCACGCAGCAGGGAGCCGCCCTTGATGGCGAAGTCCCGCGCGCCGCAGCCAGCGACATCCGTGCAGGGCGTCTGGATGATTACGAAGGCGATCGGCAGCGACGTGGGCTTCTTGAACGAGCGGATATCGCCCCAGACGTAGTTGATGACGCCGGTGCCGACCCGCTCCTGTCGAGGAACCCGGATGCTGTGCTGGATATCGACGCACCAGCATTCGTAGCCAGCCTCTGCCCACGGCTCGACCATATGCCCGGTCAGGTCACAGAGGCTGATGACAGCGCCCTGCATCACTGGTCCTCGCCGCCGGTGAGGAACGGCGGATCCGCAGTGCGCGACCGCTCGATCGCCTCCTCGATGGGGGTCATGCCGAGGGCCTGACGGTACCGCTCGACCGTGGCCTCATGCCTCGCCCGCTCCTCGGGATCCTCCCGGCGCAGACGCAGGATGGCGCGCAGGGCCTTGATGTCGAACCCGTGCAGATCGCGGGCCTCGGCATAGACGCCGCGCAGATCCTCGCCGAGGTTGCCCCGCTCCTCCTGCAGCCGCTCGATCCGCTCGATGAAGCTCCGCAGCAGCGCAGCCCAATTGTCGCCGACGGCCATGGCGTGTCCTCCCCGTTAACCATTCCACGCAGAACACTACCAACCATCGGGCCGGACAAGCCCGACTCAGATACCCTGTGCAGAACGTGAGGCGCGGCGGCGCGGGACCACCTTGAACCGCTTGTGCCACTCGACGCGCCAGCGGCGCATGTAGGCAGAGTGGCAGGCGCGGCAGTACCGCTGACCCTTGCGGTCGTTCCGCTTGCCGCAGGCCGAGCAGGGGGTCATGCCGGCTCCCGCTTCCTGGGCCTGCGCGGCGCCTTGATTTCTTCCATGACCATCTCGATCAGCAGGCGCATCGGGCCGCTGTCGGGCGCGCCGTTCAATTCCCAGCGGGCGATCGTCGATTGAACGACGCCGAACCGCTGGGCAAACTCGCCCTGACTTTCCCCGAGGGCGTGGCGCATGCGCTGGATGTCGAGCGAGAGGGGAACGTCCATGCCGAAGCCTATGTTCGCTACGTGAGGACCGTCAAGGTTGTCCTCAGATTTTTAACTAAAAAATTTCCGGCGGATTGACAACCCTAATGCGCAGCGCATTATGCAGCCTTCGTCTTGGGGAGATACAAATGATTGACTGGAACCGACCGCTGCGCACCCGCTCGGGTAACCCTGCGGTGCTGATGGGCAAGCTGCCCGACCCGCATGACGGCCTGCCGATGGTGGTCCGCATCTACATGGACATCCGCTGGGAGGTCGACACCTACACCGTGGAAGGGGTGTTCAACCCCTACAGTGGGGACGACGAACTCCGCTCGCTCGACCTGGTGAACGTCCCCGAACTGGCCATGGCACAGCCATGAACCGCTTCATCGTTGACCTCGTCCTCGACGCCGTCGTGGTTGCCCTGTTCACCGGCACCGTCATCCTCTGGACGACCATCATCGGAGGGCTGATCCATGGCTGACAGCCTCGGCATTGAAGTCCCGACGAGCAAGTGCCCGTCCTGCGATGCGCCGCTGGACGGGGCGACGGATGCCTACGGCGAGGAGACGCCGTCGCCGGGCGACATCTCGATCTGCCTCTACTGCGGGCACCTCATGGCGTTCGCGGATGACATGACGACGCGCGACCTCACCGACGCCGAGGCGCACGCGGTCGCCGGCGACAAGCGGATCCTGCTGATCCAGGAAATGCGGGTCCAGTTCCTGAAGGAGAAGGGGGATGGCTGACATCCTGTACTTTCCGCCCAAGCCCCCGGAGCCGCCGTCGCCCATGAGCCTCGACCTCGGCGCCGAGGGGCTGCACGGCGCCGCCGCGATCCTCGCGAGCCTCGCGGCCAAGCTCATGGTCTGTCCCAAGGACAGGGCCACACGCCTCGCCGTCATCGAGGATGCCGAGCGGCGACTGAAGCTCGTCCAGCTCTGCCTCGACCTGACGCTGATCGCGGAGTCGCGCCGATGACCCGCTTCACCGACGAGGAGAAGAAGAAGGCAGCCGAGCGGGAAGCGACGATGCGGCGCCGCGTCTACCCAGGCTGGGTCGCCGTGGGCCGCATGACGCAGGCCGAGGCCGATCGGCAGATCGCGCTGATGGACGAGATAGCCAGAGACTACCGCGCGCGATCGGAGCTACCGCTATGAAACGCACACCGCTCGACGACCACGCGCGCCGGCAGGCGCTGCACTCGCCGCGCATCCTCGCCGCGCTGTCGCGCCTGCGCACCGAGCAGATCGAGTTCACCGAGATATCGCCGGGCCAGTATCTCGTCGCGGGCCGGTTCGAGTACTGGCCGGCCGCGGGCAACTGGCATCAGACCGGCGGCGGGCAGACCGGCGGCGAGGTGGCCTCGCTGATCGCAGCAGTGCGGGCGCTGCCATGACCGAGCAGGACATCGAGCAGACCGAGCAGGATCCCGGCCCGTGGTGGGAAGCCGCGCCGCCTGCAGCCAACATGGCCAACCTCGTCCATGGGCTGGAGTGGATCAGCGAAATCATCCGCGAAATCGACGGCGGCGATCCGCGCACCAAGACCGGATGGAAGAGCGAGGAGATGCTGATGCTCTGGCTCGACGTCCTCGACATCCTCGACAAGGCAAAGGGGCGGACATGACCGGGATAATCGCCACCAAAAAATACAGCGGCAAGGACATCGAGCCGATCATCAAAGGCGATGTCGAGCTGCCGAACTTTGAGCGGATGAACATCGACCTGGTGGTCAGGAACATCGCCGCGGTTGGCCACTCACTGGAGCCGCACTGGGGCTATTCAAAGCACAACGGCCGCAAGGCTTGGACGCAATACTTCTTGTCGAACGACGGCAGTGGCTACGTCCTGATCTGGCACAACGTCGCGCCGATCACCGGCCGCTTCTGGATGTGCAAGCATGAGCCGGTCGACGATCCCGGCGCCAATCATTCACGCGGCTGGCACCCGGCTCACTGCCGCCTCTGCGGCCTCGACATGACGACCGACTCAGGAGACTGACAATGAAAACGCGGCACGCCGCCACCTTACTTGCGCTGATCATCACACTAATGCCCGCGCCGACCGCGGCGCAGACCTATGGCCCCAGCGGCATGTCCACGTTCGAGCAATATATGGAAAACAATCGGCGGACTATCGATCAGCTTAATTCCGATCTTAGAGCAAGCGCCCGCCAAGCAATCGAGGACGAGAGGCTCCGTGATCTGGAATCTCGCCTCGAGACAATCGAGCGGCGTGAGCTGTGTCGCGTTGGCACCGGGGCGCGCACGCGCCCATGTTTTTGAAAGGATCGCAGCAATGCCGCGGGAAAGTCAAACCTATCTCGGCGACGGCGCCTACGCCGAGTTCGAACACGGCAGTCGACTTATCATCTACACCAGCAACGGCATCAGCCGCACCAACGAGGTCGTGCTTGAACGCCCGGAATGGCTCCGGCTGCAGCAGTTCGCTGCGGCTCATTTTAAGGAGGCCGGTGCCGGTGCCAAATCCTGACGGTACGCGCACGCGCAACGAGATTCGGTCGGCGCTTATCAAACGCTGGATGGAGAAATGGGAGTCCGGCATGGACAAGCACGATGCGCTGACCGAGGCGAGCCTGGAAATGCGGAACGAGATTCAAACCGAGGGCGCGGTGAAGATGGCCGAGGTGCTGCGGGCGCTCGGGATCAAGGAGCATTGATGGTCGTCTATCGCATTCAGGACGAGGAAGGGCGCGGCCCGTTCCGGCCGGGGTTTTCGAGTAGCTGGCTCGATGAGGTGCTTGCGCCTGGCCAGGCGGACCTTGCGCCATGGATGGAGGAGTTCGGGAACGATGCGATCGACCGGCTGGCGCGGCCGGGCGAACGCTATTTCGGCTCGGCAGTGCGGCGGGTGGAGCACCTTGGTAAGTGGTTCAGCCCCACCGAATCCTTGCGCCTCGCGGGCTTTGGCTATCGCATTGCCCGTATCTCGCACGCGCGAATCCTGGCGGAAAGCCCCAACCAGCTTTTGATCGGTAGCCGGTTCAGCTTCCGGCAATGCGTGTTTGTGCCTTGGCCGGCGTGGGCGTTGGTATGACCAACGCCTGCACGACGATCGGTCCTTGGCTCGGCCCGCTGTTCTATGTCGCCGCCGGGTTTGCATTCGGGGCCGCAGTGTTCTGGCGCAGGAGGCGCGCATGACCGAGCGGCCTGAGTTCAGCGTCTATCAATTCTTCCCCGACGACAGCTATGAGCGGGTGCGCTCGTTCGTCTGCGGCGAGGACGCGGTAGATGTGGCAATGCGGCTGACCAGGAGCCTAGGCGCGCGGATCGGCACGACGCGGCGCGTCATCATCACGGACGGCGACGACTTCTGCTGTTTTGAATGGAAGTACGGCGAGGGCATTACGTTTCCAACACCGGAGGAACGGCATGGCAGAACATAAGGGCGGCTTGGGCGATGCGCCGATCGAGCCGGAATACATCGACGCCATGAACTCGGTCGCGCACGCGGTCGATACGATCTTCAACGGCACCGCGCGCGGCAAGGACAAGAAAACCGGTTTCGTCCTGATGGTCTTTCCGTTTGGCGACCACGGCGGGCGCTGCAACTACATTTCCAACGGTGCGGACCGCAAGGACATCGTGGTGCTGATGAAAGAGATGATCGCCCGGTTTGAGGGCCAGCCTGAAATGAAGGGGCGCGCGTGATGCAGTTGAACAAGCCCGGCCTCTACACCGGCATCGCACCGGCTGATTACTTCGCGGATCCGGCGCCGCAGCCGAGCCTCACGCAGAGTCTCGCGAAGATCATCCTCGATCGCTCGCCGCTGCATGCATGGTACGCGCATCCGCGATTGAATCCCGACTTCGTCGACGACGACGCGACCAAGTATGACGTCGGCAACATCGCGCACGCGCTGCTGATCGGCCGCGGCAAGACCATCGAGGTGCTGGAAGGCTTCGACGACTGGCGCAAGAAAGAGGCGCAGGAATTGCGCAAGGAAGCCGCAGCTGCAGGCCGACTCGCCGTCCTCCCAAAGCACTTTGCCAAGGCCGACCGCATGGTCAGCTCGGCGCGCACCCAGCTCGCGCAGCGCGGCCTCGAGGATCTGTTCACCGAGGGCCACGGCGAGGTGGTCCTGCTCTGGCAGGAGGATCACATCTGGCTGCGGCAGATGATCGACTGGCTGACGCCGGACCGGATGACGTTCTGCGATTTCAAAACCACCGAGCAGTCCGCCTCGCCGGTCAAGCTCGACGCGAAAATGTGGAACGACGGCTGGCACATCCAGGCTGCGATGGCGGAACGCGGCCTCGATGCGATGGACCCAACGAGCCACGGCCGCCGCGACTATCTCTTCGTGGTGCAGGAAGCCGCGCCGCCTTACCTGCTGACGGTCGCGCGCATCTGCGAGGCACCGCTGACGATCGCGCGCAAGCAATTGCAATGGGCGGTCGATCGCTGGACCGAATGTCAGGCGAACAACGTCTACCCCGGCTATCCGCTGGAGACTGTCGAGCCTGCGATGCCCGGCTGGGCCGAGCAGCAATGGCTGTCGCGGGAGATTGACGAGGAAGACGCGCGGCGGCGCGGGACGCCGTCAGACATCCTCATGGGGGGCTGACGGGGCCGACCCGGTACAGGTCAGGCCGCAGCCGCTCGCGGGCAATGCCGGTGATGTTTTCAATGTCGACGATGCGATCGGCCGGCACCTTATCCCACTGCAGGATCGACTGGTGGGTGATGCCGAGCAGCCGCGCCAAGGCCCGCAGACCCCCCGCCGCATCGACCGCTGCTTTTAGTCCTTCGTCCATGGGTGGTAGTTTAGCCTTGCCATCGCCCGCTGGCTATGCACTAGTGGCGGTAGGCGTGGCCTGCCACAACACAAGCCCCGCCTCCCGTGTGTAAACAGAGGAGTGCTTTCTAATGGCTACGGTTTCAAAATACGAGGAAATCGCGCGGTCGTTTCTCGAGGACCATCCGCTCGGAACCATCGTCACCGCCCCCAAGCTGGTCCGCTGGGTCATGGACCACGCCGACGGCGTGGAGATCAAGCCGGACCTCGACATCGGCGATCCGGCCAAGCGCA